GACGAACTTTCCGCTGACCTTAACATTACAACTTCACGTATAAGGAAGGAACATAAACAGGCATCCTTCCCTAAGAAGATGACCGCTAAGGATTTAGATGATATGGTATTTATAGACTCTGAATATGTCCAAGCGGTGGAGAAAGTAACAGAAGCTACTCATAAATATTTGATGGTAAAGGGTATGGTTTCCACCATGGAGCATAAAAAGGACTGTCTCATCCAGCTATCTTCCAACAGCCGACAAGAAACCAGACTTTACTCGTAAATTTTTTAAAGCTGCGCTATAACAGAGTAACTATTTTTAACAGGAGAACAAAATGGCAATAGACCTTGAAGCAATTAGGCAAAAACACCAGGAGATATCCTCCACAAACACCGGAGCAGGTTCCTTTATTGATACCTTCCTTCAGCTACGGGAAGGTACTAATGTAGTGCGTATCCTTCCAGGAAAGGACGACGACACTCAATTCTACGCAGAGACTAAAATCCATAGGATTACTTTCCCTGGCTCTGAGGACGGGCTGACGGGTGGAAAGGTTAGAAATGTACATTGCCGCCAAATACATGGGGATAAATGTCCCATATGTGAGCTTTACTACGGTCTATGGAAGACTGGAATCAGAGAGGATGAAGATTTAGCTCGTAAGATTAAGGGGCGAGCCCGTTATTATATGAATGTAGTGGATCGAGAGTCGGGTGAGGTGAAGATTCTTTCTATAGGCATCATGATCTTCCAGAAGCTTCTCAACACCATCCTTGACGAGGATTATGGTGATATCACTGACCTGAATAACGGTCACGATTTTAAGATCGTTAAGATAATGGAAGGTCAGTTCCCCAAGTATGACCAGTCGCAGGCACGTCCTAAGCCTGTTGAGGCAGGTTCCAAGGCAGAAATTGCTGCGTGGATGGATTCTCTCCATGATGTCCACGCTCTAGTCAAGGTGGAGGAATATGAAGATATATTGAATGTGGCAGATGAAATTGCTCCTCCGTCCATGAAATCCAGAGAGTACAATGAATCGGCTGGAAAAGAGGGCTCAGATGACGAGTTCCTTACCAAGATGGAAAGTTAGGGAATAAATTATGGAATGGGTATATTCATTATTAACATCTGAAGCGGTGTGGTCTCTTTTAGGGGTAGCTCTTACTGCTTTACTTGGGTTTGTATGGCGTCTATTGGCGCGAGTTGGAGTAGAGACAGAGGCTGTTGATACTCTTAGAAATGCAGTCTCCTTAGTGGGAGATGATTTTGTTGTATGGCGCAAACGTGCCAATGCAGATGGCAAGTTGACAGCGGGGGAGCGTACAGAAGCACGAGACCTCGCTATTGCTAAGGCCCATGCATTAGCCACTGGGCCTGTTTTGAAAGTGCTAACCAAGTGGGGGGTGCAGAAGCTATCTGCCCTCATTACTCGTGTTGTTCAAGGAGATAAGTGATATGAGAAATATAGCAACTGTTTTAGCGTTTGTATCTATGTTTAGTTTGTGTGGGTGTATGGGGCTCGTCCCGTTGGGCGAAGCAGTCGATGACATGGTAGTGGATGTTATTCCAGGCGATGCTCCGCCAGAGTTCAATCTCCCCGGATTCGACTATGTGTTTGGTAAGGGAAGTGATCTCCATCAGGTAGATTACACTTGGAATATGCTTTTACCCTGGTTGTGGTTCAATGGGTGGACCTTTGAGTCTGAAGGAGAGTAGATGAAGTGGTTGATCACACTACTTACATCTTTTTTCAAGGAGTTACTGCCCTTCTTTTGGGAGAAACTAAATGGTGCTGACACGCTTAAAGATGCTCAGCCTCTCCCTGATCCTGTGCGGAACTCTCTGTATGACCGGATGCGGAACCACCCAGGCTATAATCATCGGTTCTGACGATATAGTTAGGACGGGTGGGGATGTTGAAGGGCATATTTACACCTGGGACGGTACAAATTGGATCAAGTCCGATAATAAGGTGAAAATTCCTGAGGGAATGTACATAGTTCCACCAAGAAACAATTAGGTTTTTAATAGTTTTTACTATTATAAGGAGGTAGTTAAACTACCTCCTTTTTTTTAGGTGAACAATGGCTAAACTCAAAATACTAGGTGTCTTTGCGAATGAAGGAGGGTGTGCTTACTATCGTCTCATTATGCCCCTCCAGAAGCTAGCACAGCTTTATCCCGATGATGTAGAAGTGCAGTTCTCTCAAAATCCCATAGAGTTAAATACAGAAACTGGGGAAATGCCTTCTAACGATGCTCCTTTCCCGTTGCTAGAGTGGGCTGATGTCATTTGGATAAATAATATTTCCAATTATGGAGGACCTTATACCTCCCGAGTTATTGGTCTCGCCAAGCAGAAAGGAAAGTTTGTCCATTTTGATACAGACGATTTACTCATTGATCTTTACGAAGGTCATAGGCTAAAGGAAACTTACGAGGATAAAGACCTTTACAACATTACGAAGTGGATGTATGGTAATGCGGATTTAGTGACAGTGACGCAGCGAAAGTTTGCGGATAGAGTAAAACCTTATGTTGGTGGGGTTCTCGCTGTGGTAAAAAACTCTATTGATTATACACTTCCCTGTTGGAATATGGCAAAATCTCATGATAAAAAGAAGACACGAGTAGGATGGGCTGGAGGAATTCACCATGAGGAAGATGTAAAAGAGTTTGCGGGAATCCCTTGGTTCGTTAATCAGAAGGTAGGTAAAGAAAGAATACAGTGGGATTTCCATGGCGCTCCTGCTCCTGTTGAAAGGAAAAAGGGAGAGAAAAAGGAATGGCAGCATCAGGTATGGGATAACTATAAGAAGATTCTTCTTCGTGGATTTAAAAATGCAACAAATTGGTCAATAGGGCAGGCGATGCCCCCTGATAGATACGGAAGCATGTACGCCGGTATGGATATAGCTATAGCCCCTCTTCAAATGAATGATTTTAATGATTCCAAATCAGAGATTAAGGTAGCTGAGTGTGGTAGATATTTGGTTCCACTTATAGCCTCCAATGTAGGATGTTATGATGAGACCATTGTAAATGGAAAGACGGGCTTCCTTATTGATCCTGATGCTCCTAAGAGTGAGTGGGTGAGGCTACTAACTAAGTGTGCAAAGAATCCTAAGTTAGTAAGACAGATGGGAGAGAACTTACATCAAGTAACAGAACAATATTTTGATATCAATAAGGTGGTTAAACATAGGCTTGAGCTTTATGAAGAATGTTTTAAACTTCTAAAAGAGAGACATAAAGACGCAACCTACAATAAGGAGTGGACTTTCAGTGGCAACGGTTAGAATACTTTCAGGTTGGAGTAACCCAGGAGGGTCAACTACAGCTTTTATTAATTTAACTAATTTGTTAAATGAAAACGGAATAGATACAGTTTATTATGGTCCTCATAACTGGCACCTTGATAAATGTAGAGGGGCTCATACCCAGCAGTTAGATATTACCAACCCCGAAGATATGCTGATAGCTCATTTGGTCCCTCTGAAAGAAGAGCGTGCGGAGCTTCATAAAATTATATTTTCATCTCATGAAACGAAGTTGTTTCCGGTTAATGATTATGCGATGGGAGGAGTGGACACAATTCATTTTGTTTCAGAGCAGCAAAGAGACTGGCATAAGACAGACAAGTCTTCTGTAGTAATCCCTAACGTAGTTAAAATAGGTAAAAGGAGAGGTAACCATAAACGTGGGGCTGTAGGGGTTATAGGAAGCATAGACTCCCACAAGCAAACCAAATTAGCCATAGAGACCGCTCTTTTATCAGAGCCTAAAGGGACTAAGGTGTTGCTTTTTGGGAACGCAACGGATAAAGAGTACTTTGCCGAACACGTAAAACCCCTTTTAAAGAACAATAGGGTTAAAACGATGCGTGCCTACCAAGACACAACTCTTATGTACAACATGATAGATGCAGTGTATCACGCCAGCCAACAGGAAACGTATGGGCTAATAAGACATGAGTGCAAGCTGCACGGGATACCTTTCAATGATTTGTTTGATTCATCTGCTCATTCCGAGTATTGGGAGGATGAAAAGATCTTGGAAGCATGGAAAAAATGTCTCGCATTATAGTTGTAGCTCCTAAAAGCATTAATAGGCATGAAAAAGAGGTTCCTTTTAGGTTCGACTATGCTTACTGGAATTTTTATCTCCCTCTCCTGTCTATGGGGCACGAGGTAAAATTTTTTGATACTTCTTTGTATGGAGATAAAGAGTTAGCTGGATTGATTGAAGATTTCCGTCCTCATCTATTGTTTTGTGTTATGACAGGGAGTCCTCTTTATTGTCCTAATGAGCCATGGGAAACTATAAAGAAAACTACTAAAGAGGGTAACATTGTTACTTTCAATTGGTTTTGTGACGATTCATGGAGGTTTGATGATTTCTCAAAACAGGTGTGCAATTTTTTCCACTTTTGCTCTACCCCTGAGAAACAGTATGTGGATAAGTATAAAGAAATAGGGTACGAAAATATTTTGTACGCTCCATGGTGCGCTAATTCAGAATTATACTCCAATCTAGATTGTGTGAAGACCAACATGGCTTGTTTTGTGGGAGCTATTAGAGGGGACAGATTATCCTATATGAATACTTTAGCCG